AGAGCGGTGGCGAATCATAAATCTCGCGATGTCGTCGACCCCTTCCTCGGCTCCGGCACCACCCTTATCGCCGCCGAGCAGCTCGGCCGCAAGTGCTACGGCATGGAGCTCAAGCCGGCCTACTGCGACATCATTGTCCAGCGGTGGGAGAACCTGACCGGGCAGAAGGCGCAGATGGCTGAGGGGGGGCGCGATGCCTAAGAAGAAGGCGCCAGACAAAGCCGACCCGAGCCCGGTCCATAGCAAGCGCATGGCGACGCAGCTCAGGAACCGGCAGAACCGCCACCTCATCCAGGGGGAGTCGGCGCGCGAGTCCATCGGCAAGCTCGAGAAGGGCATGGACCTCTTCGGCATCACCAAGGGCCAGTTCAGCCTGGTCAATCTCATTGAGGAGTGCCTCAAGCAGACCGGGCCGGCGCACCTGGACCTCAGCACCTGGACCATCGCCCACGCCGAGGTCCTGGACCTGATCCGCTGGAAGGAGACCGGCCTCATCACGGGGCTCCGCTACTTCACCGACCACAGCTTCATCCATCGGACCAATGGGCCGGAGCGCGCCGGCTTGATTCTTGAGGCCTTCGGGGCCGGCACCATCCGCGCGACCAAGAACCACGCCAAGTTCGTGCTCATCGAGAACGAGGACTGGAATGTCGTCATCACCAGCTCGATGAACCTGAACGAGAACCGGCGCCTCGAGGTGTTCACCCTGACCGAGTCCAAGGACATGGCCGACTACCTGCGCCAGGTCATCGACGACTTCTTCGCCGAGGCCGTGAGCTGGGACCGTGCCACCTTCGACCAATGGCCGAAAGCGACGCAGGAGGAGAAGCTGCAAGCTCTGGTGCGGTCCAAGATGAGCAGCGATCCAGGCGCCGACGCTATTCTGGGCGCACCTGACTGGGATGCCGACCTTGACCTCTGAACCTGAGCTGGTCAGCCAGGCCGAGCTCGCGCGCCGGCTGGGCGTGTCGCGCCAATACATCAGCAAGCTGGTCAAGGAGGGCAAGCTCGAGCTGGTCGGCCGCAAGCTGGACGCCGAGGCCTCGATGGCGGTGCTCGAGGGTCTGTCTGACCCGGCTCGGCCGCGCAAGACCTTGCTCGCCTCCGCACCTCCCGCGCGTGAGGTTGTTCCTGAGCAGCCGGCACCGGCCAGCGACCCCGAGGCCGCCATCATCAAGGGCGAGAAGCGCGCGCCCACCTTCGCCGAGGCCAAGACGATGAAGGAGGTCTACCTGGCGAAGATGGCGCGCCTCAAATACGAGGAGGAGGCCGGCCGGTTCCTCGAGAAGGCCGAGGTCGAGCGCCGAGCTCAGGAGGTCGGCATGGTCGTGCGGCAGAATCTGCTCTCGCTGCCGTCGCGCCTCATGGATCAGCTCGCGGCCGAGTCGGACCCGCGCGAAATCAATGCGCTGCTCGAGGGCGAGGTGCGCGAGGTGCTCAAGATGCTGGCCGAGGAGCTCGCCAATGGCTGACGCCTGGGCCACCGGCTTCGCTCGAGGTGTGCGGCCTGACCCAGACCTGGACCTGGCGGCCTGGTCTGACGAGTTCGGCTATCTGAGCCCAGAGGCCTCGGCCGTGTCTGGTCCGTGGAAGTGCCTCCCCTACCAGGTCGAAATCATGCGCTCGATGACCGACAAGAAGGTCGAGCGCGTCAGCTTCCTCAAGTCCGCGCGAGTCGGCTACACCAAGATGCTGAATCAGCTCTGCGGCTACCATATGCACCAGGCGCCGGCCAATATCATGTTCGTGCTGCCAACGCTGCATGACGCCGAGCAGCACAGCATCACCGAAATCGCGCCGATGCTACGAGACACCCCGGTCCTCCGTGACCTTGTGGGCGCCTCGAGGACCAAAAACAGCGAGAACACCATCACCCGCAAGAAGTTCCGAGGCGGCACCCTCGTCATGGTCGGGGCCAACAGTGCCACCAGCTTCCGGCGCGTCAGCATCAAGGTGCTCATCCTCGACGAGGTCGACGGCTACCCTGCTATGGCCGGCGGTGGTCGCGGCGCTGAGGGCGACCCAATCAGCCTGGCCGTCCGAAGGACCGAATGGGCCTGGGATCGCAAGATTGTCATGGGGTCGACGCCGACCATCAAGGGGCTCTCGAGAATCGAGGCGGCCTGGGAAGAATCCGATCAGCGCCTCTACGAGGTCCCATGCCCGGAGTGCGGCGCCTTCCACCCCATCCTCTGGGAGAACATCCGCTGGGAGTCCGGCCGGCCAGAGACCGCCGCTCATGCTTGCGAGTCCTGCGGCAGCCTTTGGGGCCACCATCACAAGCGCAAGGCCATCGCGCGCGGCCGGTGGGTCGTGACCAGGCCGGAGGTCGAGGGCCATCACGGCTATCGGCTCTGGGCCGGCTACAGCCTGAGCCCGAACACCACCTGGGCCGACCTCGCGCGTGAGTTTCTGGAGGCCAAGAAGGACCCGGCGCTGCTCCAGACCTTCATCAACACGCAGCTCGGTGAGACCTGGGAGGTCGAGCAGGGCGAGGCGGTCGAGCCGCATAGCCTCATGGCGCGCGCCGAGGATTACAGCACCGAGCCGCTCCCCGATGGCGTCCTGGTCATCACGGCCGGCGTGGATGTCCAGCAGGACCGGCTCGAGCTCGAGCTCGTCGGCTGGGGCCAGGGCGAGGAGTCCTGGTCCCTCGACTATCGCATCCTGCACGGCGACACCAGCCGCGCCGAGGTCTGGGAGCAGCTCGAGGAGATCCTCGAGGACACCTGGGTCACCAAGTCGGGCGTCAGCTTGCGCGTGGCTGCCACCTGCATCGACTCCGGCGCCTCGACCGCCACCGTCTACGACTTCGTGAAGCCGCGCCAGGGGCGCCGAATCTGGGCGGTCAAGGGCTCGAGCCAGGCCGCCAGGCCAATCGCCGGCCGGCCGACCAAGGTCGACAAGGGCCGCGTGAGCCTCATCCCGGTCGGCACCGACACCGCCAAGGAGCTGGTCATGGCGCGCCTCAAGGTCGAGGAGCCTGGGCCAGGCTTCTGCCACTTCCCCAAGAGCCGCGAGGAGGAGTATTACTACCAGCTCACCAGCGAGAAGGCAGTCCAGACCTACCACAAGGGGGTGCCGAAGCGGGTCTGGCGCAAGATTCGCCAACGCAACGAGGCGCTCGACTGCCGAGTCTATGCGCTGGCCGCCGTCAGATTCCTGAACCCTCGCATGGGTGCGATTCAGCGCAAGATGGCCGCGCCGCCGGCCGAGAAGTCCGCGCAGCGAGCTCGTCGACCGCGCCGCCGCTCGCGCGGTGGCATCTAGGTCACCTTCTGCATACAGTAGGAGAACCGTGGCGGCCGAGAATCAGAACCTACCAATCCCTCGTCGGTCTCGCTATGCGATTCCGACGGTCTGGAACGCCGGCGACACCTTGAAATGGGATGTCTCCGTCCCCGACTACCCGGCGACCGAAGGCTGGACGCTGACCTATGAGGTCAAGTCCAAGAACGACCATGTCGCCACCATCACGGCCTCGGCCGACGGCGCCGGCTACACGGTCACGGTCCCGGCTGCGACCTCGGCCGGCTACACCATCGGCCACCACCACTACCGCGCCTATGTGACCAAGGGCAGCGAGCGGTACACGGTCGACTCAGGCGACCTCGAGATTGTCAAGGACTTCGAGGACAACGGAAACTACGACGACCGCACCCATGCGGAGAAGGTGCTCGACGCCATCGAGGCGGTCATTGAGGGCCGGGCGAGCAAGGACCAGGAGAGCTACACCATCGCCGGCCGCAGCCTCGCGCGCACCCCTATTGAGGACCTGCTCAAGATGCGCGACCGCTACAAGGCGGAGAACAAGCGCAACCATGACGCCGACCGCGTCGCGCGCGGCCTGGGGACCTCGCGCAAGATCCGCACCCGATTCATGGGCCTGAGCTGATGGGATTCTGGGACCGATTCCGCAAGTCAACGCCGGCGCCGCAGAAGCGCGCTCTCGGCTTCCTGCCTGGCGCCAAGATTCCGCGCGTCAGCATGAGCACGGGCGCCTTCCTAGGTGCAGCGTCTGACCGTCTGACCGACGACTTCCAGGGCAGCGAGCTCACGGCCGACGAGGCGCTCGAGGCCAGCCTGGACAAGCTCCGCGCGCGCTCGCGCCAGCTCTACATGAGCAACCCCTACGCGAGCCGCTTCTTCAACCTGGTCGCGTCCAATGTCCTGGGCAAGGACGGCATCCGGCTTGAGGGCCGAGTCAAGCGCGAGCCTGGTGGCGACCTCGATAAGCCCGACAACGCCATCCTCGAGGCGGCCTGGGCGCGCTGGTCCAAGCGCCAGGAGTGCAGCGTCGACGGCCGCACCGGCTTCCTGGATGTCCAGCGCATCGCGCTCCTGTCGGTGGCGCGCGACGGCGAGGTCCTGGTCCGCCTCCACCGCTCTGGTGAGTTTGGCCTACAGCTCGAGCTCCTCGAGGGCGA